AAAAAAAAACAATAAACATAATTAGAACACTTTTAAATAGATATTCAAAAAAACAATTAATACAAATGATAGAAAAGGAGAGTAAGCATGGCTAAAAAGAGAGGTTATTTTATTTTATATCGTGACATATACTCGTCACCAATCTTTAAAAACTTATTACAAGCATCTTGCTGGATATATTTTATAAGTTCAGCATCACACCGAGATACAACTTTAAGGTTTTTAGGAACTGATGTTTTTATAAAAAGAGGCGAGGCTATTATGCCTTTAAGAGTTACTGCTAAACGATTTGGTATGACTTATAGCGAAATGAGGTCTTTTATACTAAGACTTGTGCGTAGAAAAATGATAGGCACTAGAACAGCCCACCTACAGCCCAGCAACAACCACCCTAGCCGAAAAGTAACGATAATAAACCTTATAAATTACGACAAATATCAGTATGTAGATGGCGAACAACCACCTACAGCCCACCTATCGCAACAAGTGTCAATACACAATAACAATACACAATTACTAAATACTGTTATCAAAAAGTCTAGCAAGGATGATATTATCTATACAGGAGATAGTTATGGTAATTACAAGAAGATATTGAAAAATGGCAAAGTTTATTATAAACACGCATTTGACGATACTAAACCACTTTTAGAAAATATATGATAACTACATCTGCTACAATCTCGGAATTATATACCAAGAAAATTATTGGTAAAAAAAGACCGAAAAAAATCAATGTAAATAAATCTGTTCAAAAAGCTGTTAGAAAATATCGTTATAAAAAATGAAGTCTATATTGCGAATCTTTAAGTATGCTAGAAAACGCATAATAGCACTTAGCATTGAAAACCAAGTATTAAAAACACAGTTAGAATATTATCGTGCTATAATAGAATCGGATAATTATAATAAACATTAAATGGCTATTAAAAAACCACAATTTGAACATATTTTATTTGGTAGAGCCAAGATTAAAGTTATCTTTGAAATACTTAAAGATTTAGATGGTTACTTTGAAACCGAGAAAAAAATAATCGTATTGGATAGCCGAATAAAAGGTAAAAGACTATTTAACACAATCATTCACGAAATATTTCATGTTATTGCATATTACTCAAAGCTAAAATTTAAAAATATGAGTGAAGAACAAATGGCTATCAAAGTCGGTAATGGATATACAAAGATATTTAAACAAAACCCTAAACTATGGAAATATTTAACTAAACTATTAAAAGGATAATATGAAAATAGAAAACGCAGATATAAATTCAATTCAACCTTATATAAACAACCCCAGAAAACTAAAGGATTCAGCGATTGATAAAGTTGCTATGTCTATAAAAGAATATGGTTTTAGACAACCGATTGTAGTTGATACTAATAGAATTATTGTTGTGGGCCACACAAGATATAGGGCCAGTAAAAAGTTGGGCCTGAAAGAAGTACCTATAACTATTGCTGACAATCTAACCCCAGAACAAATTAATGCTTATCGTATAGCTGATAACAGAACTAACGAAGAAGCTGAATGGGATATAGACTTATTAAAAACCGAAATGAAAGAATTAGAATTAGCTGATTTTAATTTAGACTTAACAGGCTTTGATGAAGACCAGCTAAATAACTTTTTATTTGAGGAAAAAGAGGGTTTAACTGATGAAGATGAAGTTCCTGAAGCACCTGAAGAACCTATAACTAAACTAGGAGATATTTGGAAACTTGGTAATCATAGGCTTATGTGTGGGGATAGTACAGATACAGAATTAGTTGAAAAATTGATGAATAATCAAAAAGCAGATATGATTTTTACAGACCCACCTTATGGAGTAGATTATAAAGGAATAAAAAATGATGATAGAAAAGGATTAGAAGAACTTTTAGAAAAATCATTTTATCATTATCAATTAGTATCTAAATCAGGTGCATCAATCTATTGTTTTCATTCAGATAGGTGTGCAGATATATTTCATGTTGTTTTTAGAAAATATTTTCATTTTAGTTCCATGATTATATGGGAAAAAAATTCTTTAACATTATCTCAAACAGATTATCAATCTATACACGAACCTTGTTTATATGGTTGGAACAAAAATGGTACTCATTCATGGTTTGGAGATAGAAAAGAAACATCAGTTTGGAAAATTCATAAAGAAAAAAAAGTTAAAGATCACACAACTCCTAAACCAGTAGCTTTTATTGAAAAAGCATTAAAAAATTCTTCTAAATCTGAAGACAATGTTATAGATTTATTTGGTGGGTCAGGAAGCACTTTAATTGGTTGTGAAAAATTAAATAGAAATGCTTTTTTAATGGAACTAGACCCTAAATATTGTGATGTTATAGTAAAAAGATGGGAACAATTTACAGGTAAAAAGGCAGAGTTAGAAAATGGACAAAAATAAGGCAGAAATTAATAAACAATCATCTAAAGCATTAGGAAGACCTAAGATTACTATTGACTTAGAAATACTTAAAAACCTAGCATCTATTGGGTGTCCTGATTATGAGATAGCAAGTGTGTTAAATATATCTGCTAGAACTTTAAAAAGAAATTATGCCGAAATAGTAGAGCAATATCGTGAAAAAGGTAAAGCATCACTTAGAAAAAAAATGTGGGATAAGGCTATAAAAAAAGATAACACTATGATGCAAGTTTGGTTAAGTAAAAACTATCTAGGCATGAAAGACAGAACTGTTAATGAGAATATAAACGAACCTTTACCTCTAATTATACAGGCACAAGCAGAAGATATAGATGGCTAAACAAAAATTCACGCACTTCATACCAAGAGATAAACCACCAAAGCGAGGTGCTGGACAACACAAGAAAAGACTAAACAAACATGAGAAACGACAACGCAAACAAACTAGATACAAAGGACAAGGAAAATAATATGAGTGAAGTAATAGGAGAAAATACTTTTTTAAAACTAAGACAGCAAAAAGAACAGATCAAAGCTGAACTTGAACAAGTTAAAATCCAACGAGATATAGCATTAAGAAAACAAAAAAAACTTCAAGATGCTGTTAAAGAACTTAGAAAGATTATTGAGTCTAAATAAATTAGTTATAAAATTACCTATTGTGTGATAAAAGCCTTTTATGGCACAAGGTAAGTATAACAACAGAACAGTAACCCTTAACAAACCAATGCGTGGAGATGTTAAGAAGTTTAAGGTATTTGTCAGAAATAAGAAATCTGGTCGTGTTCTCAAAGTAAATTTTGGCTCTAAAGAATTATCTATTAAGAAAAATATACCAGCTAGAAAAAGATCATTTATGGCTAGATTTAGACCAATCTTAAATAAAGCTAAAAGATCAGGCAAACAATTAAATACAACTCCTGTTTATTGGGCAGTTAAATCATGGCAAAAAGGATTTAAAGTATGATTGACAGATGGTTATATACATTCTTTGGCTGGATAGATACTTGGTTTGAGTGGGTAGAAAAGCAATTTGTTAAACCTGTAAAGAAACGAAAGAAAAGAAAATGAGAGATACTAAAACTATTGAAGCATTTAACAAGAAGCTAGAAAAGAAACTAAAAGAACTAGAACTATTTAAACTTCTAAAGAAAGAAGTAAATACAGGTGCGAATGGCACTCAAAAGTATGTAATTAAAAAAGGAATAAACAAAGGTAAAGTTGCTAAATGAAAATTAACGAAAACACTAACATTGGATTACCATTACGAAACCTATTAGGTTTAATCACAATTATAGTAATTGGTGCATGGTTTGCCTTTGGTGTTATTGAAAGACTTAATCAATTAGAAACTGCTAACAAATTATTTGAACAAGACTTATTAGAAGCCTCTGCTCAAAAACCAATAGACCAAGAACAGTTTATGTTATTAGAACACATTGCTGAACAGGTAGAAAAGCTAGAAGAAACACAAGAACAGAACATGACTAATAAAGTTAATATTGAAAGATTACAAAAAGATATTGATAAAATATTAGTTGATGTAGAGAAATTAAAAGACTCGGTTAGAGCAAACTTGGGTAAATTAAATGGGAATCACTAGCTTAGTATTTGTATTGTGTTTATTTATTAATGGCGAATTAGTCGAGCATAGAATACAAGATAATTTATCTACTTGTTTAAAAATGAAACGAGAAGCCACTAGAAACATGGATATGGCTAATAAACAGTTAATGTGTGGAGAAATGGAAGCTGAATTAGAAACAAATATTGACGGAAGTAAAACAATTAAAAGAATAATAACTAACAAATAATTTATGAGTCTAACAATGTACGATTTATTTTATATCTATTTAGTGAGGATTTGTTATAAACTTATACATTGGGCTACTGGCAAGAAGTCTAAAAGAAAGAATAAATGAAATTTGTATTAGTATTTTCAATCTGCTCTGCAATCACAGGATTTTGTAATAACCCAACTGTTGTAAAGCCACCATATAACTCATGGACAGAATGTGTAATTAAGGGTAGTGAATTAACAATCGCATTTGCTAAAAGACAAGAAGAACTTTTAAACGAGGAAAAATTGTATATATCTTATTTTTGTAATGAAGATAACTCTAACAAAACCCCAACTTAAAGTTAGTTCATCATCAGCAAGATTTAGAGTTCTTATTTCAGGTCGTAGATTTGGTAAGACTTACTTAGCTGTTACTGAAATGATGAAGTATGCTAGTCAGCCGAATAGAAGAATCTGGTATGTAGCACCTACATTTAAAATGGCAAAAGACATCTGTTGGTCAGCATTAAAAGAAATGCTTAATCAATTTAATTGGATAGACGATATTAACGAAACCACTATGACAATTACTATTAGACAATCCAATAGTACAATATCATTAAAGGGTGCTGATAACTATGACTCACTTCGAGGTACAGGATTAGACTTTTTAATCTTAGATGAGTTTGCAGATATAGATAAACGAACTTGGTTTGAAGTATTAAGAGCATCTGTTGCTGATAGATTAGGTCATGTACTAATGTGTGGAACACCTAAAGGTTATGGTAACTGGTCTTATGAAATGTATCTTAAAGGCAAACAAGACAAAGAATGGGAGTCTTTTCAATTCACAACTATTCAAGGTGGTATGGTCGCTAAAAGCGAAGTTGAACAAGCTAAGCAAGACTTAGACCAAAGAACATTTAGACAAGAATTTGAGGGTACATTTGAAAACTATGCTGGAAGTATTTATTATAATTTCCACCCTGTAGAATCTGTTGTTAAGAAAGAAATAGATTGGACTAAGCCTTTGCATATAGGAATCGATTTCAATGTCTCGCCAATGTCAGCTTGTATTGCACAAATAGAACGAGATAAAATATATATTGTAGATGAGATAGTAATTTACGGAAGTAACACAGATGAATTAGTAGATGAGATAAGAGATAGATATGGCACTAAAATTAAAATAATTACATATCCTGACCCAGCTTCAAGACAAAGGAAAACATCTGCTGGTGGAAGAACTGACTTGTCTATTTTACAAAATGCTGGATTTGAAGTTAAGGTTAAACATAGACACCCAGCAGTTAGAGATCGTATCAATGCTGTGAACTCAAAATTAAAAGACTCTAATGGCAAAAGATATATTTTTGTTTCCAATTCGTGTAAAATTGTTATAAAAGGACTTACTAGGCAAACTTATAAGGAAGATACCA